ATAAGCGTTCAGAGCGGCAAAGAACTTTCACATTGGAAAAATGTATTCAAAAACACGGTAAGGAGAAAGGAACTAAAATATGGGTCGAGCGCCAAGAAAAATGGTTAAAAAAATTAAACAAATCTTTTGCAGGTAGATTCTCTAAAATTTCACAAAAATTATTTTGGGAGATTTATTCAAAATTAAAAGATAAAGATTCAATCTATTTTGCCGAATTAGATGAAAATAAAAATCCAGATTATAGTGGAAAAAATCATGAATTTAAAATAAAATTAAAACATAGAATGGTATTACCCGATTTTTATGATGAAAAAACAAAAAAGATAATTGAATTTGACGGAACTTATTGGCACGGTGAGCATATCATTAGGAATTCAAATAAAGAACGTGAAGAAAATCGAGATAAATTTTTACTTAGTGAGGGATATAATGTACTACATATTAAAGAAGAGGATTATAGACAAAATCCCGATAATGTTGTAAAAATTTGTTTGGAATTCTTAAATGTCTAAATTCATAGAAGAACTTAAAACTGATGAATGGGAAGTTGAAACCCCAACGGGATGGCAATCATTTTCGGGTTTAGGTAAAACCGTAGAATATGTTGAATGGATTATTACCACAAAAAGTGGAAAATCTATTACATGTGCAGATAAACACATTTTTTTAGATGAAAAATGGAACAATATTTATTGTGAAAATTTAAATTCTGGAGATTTAATTTGGACTAAGGACGGATTAGATGAAGTCATACATGTAGAAGAAACTCAAAATTCTTCTAATATGTATGACTTAATGGATGTAGATAATGGAAATATCTACTATACTAATGATATTGTTTCTCATAATTCCACAACCGTAGTCTCATATCTTTTACATTATCTAATCTTCAATGATAACGTTAATATAGGAATCCTGGCAAATAAGGCAACAACATCCAGAGAACTTTTAAGTAGACTCCAACTTTCATATGAAAATCTACCTAAGTGGATGCAACAAGGTATTGTTTCATGGAATAAAGGGTCGCTAGAATTAGAAAATGGTTCTAAGATACTCGCTGCATCTACCTCAGCGTCAGCGGTTAGAGGTATGACTTTTAACATCATCTTCCTAGACGAATTTGCTTTCGTTCCGAACCACATTGCAGAGGACTTCTTCGCTTCGGTATACCCAACAATTTCATCTGGTAAATCTACAAAAGTCATCATTGTTAGCACACCAAAAGGTATGAACAAGTTCTACCGAATGTGGCATGATGCCGAAAGAGGTAGAAATGAATTTGTTCCAACTCAAGTTCACTGGTCAGAAGTTCCCGGTAGAGATGAGGAATGGAAACGACAAACTATTGCCAATACAAGTGAAGAGCAATTTAGAGCGGAACATCTTTGCGAATTCCTTGGTTCTGTTAATACTCTCATAAATCCAGCAAAACTTAAGAATTTTGTTTACGATGAACCAATTAAAAGAAATGCTGGTCTAGACATTCATGAGGATGTAAAGGAGGAACACAGTTACCTTATCACAGTAGACGTTGCTAGGGGTATGAATAATGACTACTCTGCTTTCATTGTCTTTGACATCACTAATTTTCCATATAGGGTTGTAGCAAAATATCGAAATAATGAAATTAAACCTATGCTATTTCCAAGTATTATTAATGAGGTCGCTAAGGGGTATAATAATGCTTGGGTATTAGTTGAAGTTAATGACTTAGGCGACCAAGTTGCAAACATTTTACACTTTGATTTAGAATATGATAATATTCTGATGTGTTCTATGCGGGGTCGTGCCGGTCAAATTGTAGGGTCTGGATTCAGTGGTAAAAAGTCTCAACTGGGGGTAAGAATGACAGCATCCGTTAAAAAATTAGGATGCTCAAATCTTAAGACTTTGATGGAAGATGATAAGTTAATTACAAATGACTTTGAAGTTATTAGTGAACTAACCACATTTGCTCAAAAACATAATTCTTTTGAAGCGGAAGAAGGATGTAATGATGACCTTGCTATGTGTCTAGTATCTTTCTCATGGCTCGTCGCACAAGATTATTTCAAGGAAATGACGAACAATGACGTTCGTAAAAGAATTTATGAAGAACAAAAAAATCAAATTGAACAAGACATGGCACCTTTTGGATTTATTTCTGATGGATTAGATGATTTTAACGATGTTTCAGTAGAAAAAGAAACTGGTGACCGTTGGATGTTAGCAAAATCTAAGCATGAGGAATCAAACCCCTTAGAGGTTTGGAACTTGGATGAGTATGGTGATATGTCTTCTGAATGGAATTATATGTGGGATTATAGATAAATAAGTTCAAAGGGTAGGAAATTATAAATAAAAATAGATAATTTTGGTAGAATAGGAGAAAGAAGATGCCGCTAAATTTAGCATCTCCTGGTATTGTAGTAAAAGAAATTGATTTAACTGGTGGGAGAATTGACCCAACATCAAATAGTGTAGGTGCAATTGCCGGACCATTTGAAAAAGGTCCAATTGATGTTCCAATCACCATTCAAAATGAAAATGAATTACTTCAAATTTTTGGTAGTCCATCATCTACAGATAAGCATTATGAGTATTGGCTAACTGCTTCTTCCTATTTGGCATATGGTGGTTCGTTACAAGTTGTAAGAGCTGATGGTACCAATTTAAAAAATTCTAAGGTAGGAACTGCCAGTATTAAGATTAAAAGTGCAGAAGATTATAATAACAAAGGTTATGATGAAAATACAATCACAAATGTTACATTTGCAGCAAGATATCCTGGATCATGGGCAAATGGTATAAAAGTTGCAGTCATAGATGCTAAAGCCGACCAAATTTTAACTCTAAATTCAACTTCAGGGTTATCTGTAGGTCTTGGAGTATCTCAATCTGTTCCAGCTGGAACCGTAATTGCTGGAGTAGGCACAACATCGTTGTTAGATGGTTATTTTAAAGGGATTGTAACTGAACTAGATTCAACTAAAAATACAGTCTCATTAAAACTTTTGAGTCATGTATCTTCGGCTGGAACTGAAACCAATGTAGATTATCAACCTAAAGGTGTATATAGATTTTCTGCAAATAATACTAATTTAACTTTCGTAAATGCTGGTGCAGGAAGTACTTCACTAGTTGGAACTAGAGGTGTATTAGGTTCAACGTCTGGAACTAGAACTGCAGGTACCGCTATTACATCATACTATCTAAGTGGAACATATACTCTAGATAATGCTGGTGGTTCATCATTATCTGCATCTGATACAACAATTGGTATTTCTACTTCTGGTTTAAGTGTGGGTGCAGGAAAATACCTATTAGTTGATAATGAAATTATTTCACTTTCAAGTGCAACCTTAAATACTGGAACTATTAGTGGAGTAACTAGAGCCCAAGTTGGTACTAGCGCAACGTCACATCAAGATGGCGCTCCTGTCTATTACTTAACTCAATTTTCTTCAGTTGCAACCGTAACTAGCACCGTTTCTGAATCAGATGCAACTATTGGTATTACCACTACTCGGGTTGGATTATCTACAGTATTCAACTCTGGTGGATATGTTGCAGTTGGACCAGAATTTATTCGCATTACAAATTTCTTAGATGGTACTACTGCCGATAAAAGTGCAACATCTAGTTTAGATTGGTTTGACCAGCAAGAATTTACAACTACTGGTTCAACTAATATTAAAAGAAAATGGTCTTCAATTGCATCTAGACCACAAACTACAGCTTATGCATCTGCAAGAGGCTCAAGATTTGATGAAATGCATATACTTGTAATTGATTCTACTGGGAAAGTAACCGGCAATGAAGGAACAATATTAGAAAAACATTTGAGCATGTCTAAGGCCAAGGATGCATTATTCTCGGTTGGTTCAGCATCTTACTGGAGGTCAAATCTTTATAATAACTCATCTACAATTTTCGGAGGTTCTCAACCTACTGGGATTACAACAACTTCATTCAGTACTGGCTACACCTTAAATACAGATAATGACTGGGACCAGGATGCAGATGGTGTTAAATTTGGAACCATCGGGGCGGTGACATATGAATTAACAGATGGTATGAATTATGATGGAACATCAAATCCATCCAATCCTGGAGCATATTCAACTGATATTGCAAATATTGCAAATTCATATGATTTGTTTAAAAATACTGAGGAATATAATATTGATTTCATTCTTATGGGGTCATCTAATTATAATAAAGAAAAGTCTCAATCTGTAGCATCAAAGTTGATTGAAATTGCAGAGTATAGAAAAGATTCTATTGCATTTATTACACCTTATAGGAGTGCATATTTAAATGATAGTGTTTCAGGTGAAAGTGTTACTGTAAATTCACCACAAACTATAACTGATAATATCATTTCATATTATAGCTCAATTCCATCATCATCATATGCAGTATTTGATAGTAGTTATAAGTATATGTATGATAGATTTAATAGAGTTTTTAGATACATACCTTTGAATGGTGATATTGCAGGTCTATGTGCAAGAACGGATGCTAATAATTTCCCATGGTTCTCTCCTGCAGGAACAACTCGCGGAGCGATTTTAAATGCAGTTAAACTTGCATATAATCCAGACCAAAATCAGAGAGATTTGCTCTACACAAATAGAGTTAATCCTGTAATTTTTTCACCAGGAGGGGGAATTGTTCTTTATGGAGATAAAACAGCTCTGACTCGTTCATCTGCATTCGATAGAATTAATGTTCGTCGTTTATTCATCTATCTTGAAAATACTATTTCAGCTGCAGCTAGAGACCAAATGTTTGAGTTTAATGATGAAATAACAAGGTCTAATTTTGTAAATATTGTTGAACCTTTCCTCAGAGATGTTCAAGCAAACCGAGGAATTTTTGATTTCCGAGTTATTTGTGATGATTCAAACAATACTGCAGCCGTAATTGATAATAATGAATTTATTGCAAGCATTTATATTAAACCTTCTAGAACTATTAATTACATTGGATTGAACTTTATTGCAACACGTACTGGAGTTGCATTTGAAGAAGTTATCGGTAACGCTTAATTTTAAAATAATTTAACTAGGAGGCATAAAACAATGGCAAACAAAACTATTAATGATTTTAAAACTAGACTATCTGGAGGTGGAGCTAGACCTAACTTATTCGAAGTTACCTTGAATTTCCCAGCAGGCGTGGAAAAACTAACTAATAATGATATTTCAAATTTTTTAGTAAAAAGTGCTGCTCTACCTGCATCTAATATTGGCCCAATTGAAGTTCCGTTTAGAGGTAGAATTTTAAAACTTGCCGGAGACAGAACATTTGATACTTGGACTGTTACAGTAATTAATGATACAAATTTTTCACTTAGAAGTGCATTTGAGCAATGGATGAATATTATTAATCAACATGAAGATTCTAGTGGTAAAACTAATCCAAGTGATTATATGCAAGATGCATATGTAGACCAACTAGATAGAGATGGATCTAAACTTAGAACTTATAAATTCCATAGCATATTTCCAACTAATATCTCACCAATTGAC